TCGGAAGTTCTGGCAACTCCGCAAAAATCGGAAGTTCTGGCTACTACGCACAAATTAATTCTACTGGGGATGATACAGTAGTTACAGGGATTGGTTATAGAACAATAATTAAAGCTAAAAAAGGTTCGTGGATAACTCTTGCAGAATATGATCCTAATAATAATTACAAACCAGTTTGTGTAAAATCTGCTCAAATAGATGGTAAAAAATTAAAAGCAGATACTTATTATATTTTGTTAGATAAGAAATTTCAAGAATGCGTATATATTGACGGCATAATCTCTATTGTTATCAGCAAACATAAGAATGTTTATAAAGTCAGAAATTTGAATGAAACAAAAGAAAGCTTTATTGTTCAAGACGGAGACATTTATTCTCACGGCTCAACAATTCAAGAGGCTAAGGATAGTTTAATTTACAAAATATCAAATCGAGATACTTCAAAATTTGATAATTACACGTTTAAAACTGAATTAACTCTGAAAGAAGCAATTGAAATGTATAGAGTTATTACCGGAGCTTGTGAGAGTGGAACAAGGTATTTTGTTGAGACTGTCCTAACAGATAAAAAAGAAAAATATACTGTTCAAGAGGTTATAACTTTAACACAAGGTCAATACAATCATGAAAAGTTGGTAGAATTTTTTAAAAGAACGAATTAAAAACGAATAAAGGGGTATAATATGCAATTAACTAAGAGAGAATATCAGGTATTAACCTTAGCCTGTAACTCAGATAAACAAATAGCTAAACAACTCGGAATTTCATTGTCGACAGCTCACACTTATATATTCCAATTATTTAATAAATTTGTAGTAAATAACCGCAGTCAGTTGTTGGTAGAGGCTTTAAGGCAAAATGCAATAACACTTGAAGATATAATATTGAGGTTAGAATGATTAGTGAAAAAGAAAAAGCTTATTATCGCAGTAATATAATTGACAAATATGTAATTGAGATTGATACAATTCTTGAGGCAGAGGAACGAATAAAAAAGAAAAAATATGAACTTGCATGGCGATTTGAAAAACTTAAAAACAACCCTGGTTATAAACGTTGCAATAAATGTGGAGAATATAAAAGACTTTCAGAATTTTATAAAAATCCTTTAAAAAAACAAGGAGTTTTTGATTATTGCAAAAAATGTGCAATAGCAATGGGTAAAAATAAGAAAAAAGTTGATTTAGGATTTTGGGATAAAAACGGAAAATATAAAGAAGATTTTCAAGAGATAGATTTTTCAAAGGAATGAAATATGAGGTAAGGCGGAAATAAAACCGCTTTCTTACATAATAATTCTTATTGGTACGTAACACTTCGTTACAAAACTTAACACAAACCCGCACGGCTACGTTGTGCCAAAATCCGCTCAAATTGCCGTCTACATCAAATAGAGGAGAAAATTAAAAATGATAATTTTACTTTTAATAAATATTTTAGAACTACTAGCAATTGTTTATTTGTTATGGATTTTGTTTGAGCAAGTTATGAATTATGAACACTTAAACGATTTGCACGAAAATACTTTGAATAGTTTAGAAAAAATTAGAAATGAACGAGATTACTGGCGAAATGAATATTATCGCCCCACAAGTGAAACAAAAGCAGGTTTATTAAAGAAGAATGTTGAATATATAAATACAATTAACAAAATTAAAAAAATTGCTAAAAACTCAAATATGATACCTTGTGGAGATTTTTATACTGATTGCGAAAACTGTAAAGACGAAACGACTGACAACGGTAAAACCTGTATGAGAAAAGGTTTGAAACGAATTTTGGTAGTAGTAGGAGAATTAGAAAATGAAAAAATTTAGAACATTTTTTTTGAAACTTCTCTTTCCGACTTTATACAAAAGGATTATGGGAGTTACAGCATACTGGCTAACTCTCCGACTTTTACGTGTTCGCGATATAAAAGACGAGTATGTAGATAACAGGTTAAGAGATTTTGAAACTGCAATTTGGTATTTAGAGGAGTATATAAGATGACAGATAAAGAAATAATTATTAACGGTATTGATGTAAGCGAGTGTAATTATGCAATTTTACCGAACAAACAGTGTTATATGAAATCAATGTTTTATGCAAAAGAAACAAGTTGCATTGCTTGTAAGGAACATAATACTAAACGAAATTTTTGTAAAAATAATCCAAACTGTTATTACAAACAACTCAAACGCAAAGAACGAGAGTGTGAAGAATTGAAAAGAGAAATAGCCTTTGGGAACAATGGGAAATTGTCTGACAAAATAAGAGCCATAGTTTTTAAAAACCTAAATGCTGAAAACTCAAAATATAAGCAAGCACTTGATGAGATTGAGAAACAAGTAAAAGCTATGAATAATGAGTGCTTTTATGATGATATTTGCGATTGTAATAATTGCGATATGAAAAACGGTTGTTCTTATTATAGGAAATTTAACCATTTTATGAGCAGGCAATCCCGATAATGACTGCAAGAGCGGGGAATATACAAGCACTCACAGAGTTTTTAAGTTTAGTGGAATATCACGCAGTGTTTTTATATATGGTAGAAGAGGCAAGCAATGATAAGTTTGCACTAGAGTACACGGAGAGGTTTTAATGAACATTTTAAATCTTTATGCTGGTATTGGTGGAAATCGTAAATTATGGGGAAACGAACATAATATTATAGCTGTAGAATATGATGAAAAAATTGCTAATGTTTATAAGGAATTTTTCCCAAAAGATACAGTAATAGTTGATGACGCACACGAATATTTATTAAAACATTATAAGGAATTTGATTTTATATGGAGTTCTCCACCTTGTGTAACTCACAGTAAGCTTATATTAGGGAATATTAACAAGCCAAATTGTTTTCATTATCCAGATATGAAATTATATCAAGAAATTATTCTATTAAAAACTTTTTGTAAAACCAAATGGGTTATTGAAAATGTAAAACCGTACTATAAGCCCTTAATAGAACCATCTTTTAATATTGGGAGACATAACTTTTGGAGTTCAGATTTTATTCTAACTATTCAGCGTACTTTGAACCATTCTCAAATACGTAACAACAGAAATTTACTAGCAAAAAGTTTAGGATTTGATATTAACCATTTAAAAAATAAAAACATTGATGTAAGACAGGTTTTAAGAAATTGTGTAGAACCAGAAATAGGTAAATATATTTTTAATCAAATCACTTCTTAATTGTTTTGTTTCGAGGTTGAGCCACTGGCTTGACCTCGTTTTTTTGTGCGTAAAAAAATAGGGTGATTGACACCCCGCTTTCATACTTCCGTTTTGTGCTATTTCAAAACTTTTATCTCATAGTTTTGAATAAGCTCATTGATTAAATCGGAAATATTAAACCCTAAGAGCCTTAATAACATTAATTTTTGAGAAATAGTTCTATTTTGAATTTTGATTTTAATAAACTCCATACATAACCCCTTGTCTATTGATTTTATTTTCTTTCTAAGATATGTTATTTACATTCTCTAGAAGGGGGATTATTTGAAACCAGTTAGGCAATTTATGAAAAAGATTTTAATTTTAACAACGATAATATTTATTTCACTTCCTGCTATTGCAAAGCAAAGAATTTATGCTGAAAAGGTTTATCAGGCGCAGTGGTGTAAAGCTCACAACGGTAAAATGGAATATAGGCTTAATGATAAAGCTCGTGTTGATTGTGTAACAGATACTCTTGCAGTTGAATTTGATTTTGCAAACAAATGGGCTGAATGTGTTGGGCAAGCCTTGTATTATGGTCGACAAACAAAGAAACAACCGGCTTGTGTTTTAATTATGGAAAATGAAGAAAAGGATTTAAAATACTTATATCGTTTACGTCGTGCTGCATATAAAAAAGGGGTGAACATGCGTACCTTTACAATTAAGCCTGAACAAATAAAAAATTAAGTCAGTAGTTATTTTACACGATATATTTTTTGTCAAAATCTTTTAACCTAAAAATAGGTTAGAAAAAAGGTTTTGATTATGGGAACGCAAATTGTTCAACAGTTTTCTTTATTTACAAGTGATGAGATAGATCCACTTCTTAATCGGACAGTAAAAGGTAAGGTTGCCAAAAAACGTGTTCGGTACAAAAAGCCGACGTACACAAAAAAGTATGAATTAATCAGGTTTAATGAATTTACGGAAGAATGGGTACAAGATAGTGACGAAAAGCATATTTACAGAATAAGAACACTACAAAAAATTTATTCGTTACTTTTTACATATTGTGGATTTTCTCCTTTTGCAAATGAAAGTGTTATAAAACGTCTGAAACATACGCCAACACAGGATTGGACACTTTGGGAAACTGCTACAATGGTTCGTATAGAAGAATTAGACAAAAAAGGGTACACAGTGCATTTTGATGAAGAATTTGGAAATCAATTCGAAATCAAAGGTACTGAAATGAAAAGTATTAAAGAACGTTTAAAAGCTCATATAAGCCTTTTAAGACGCTTGAAAAGGGGTGAAAGGTTATGAAAAAATTAACACCTAAACAAGAAAAATTTTGTCAAGAATTTATTAAATGTGGAAATGCAAGTAAAAGTTATAGAATTGCATATAATACTTCTAATATGAAATCAGAAACAATTAATAGAACCTCTTTTGATTTAATGCAAGACCCCAACATAACCGCAAGGATAAAAAGTTTGAATGAAGAAATAAAAAATAAATCTATTGCTGATGCAGAAGAAATTCAAATGCTTATGACAAAACTTTTACGTGGGGAAGAAGTAGAAGAAGTTCCGATGATGTCTGATGATGGAGTTGTTATGGCAAGAAAAAAAGTTACGCCAAAAGACAGAATTAAAGCCGGGGAAACTCTTGCAAAAATGCGGGGATATTTTGATATTAAGGTAAAAATTGATAATATTCCAATAATAAGGGATAATATTTAATGATTGATTTACGAGATGTTATTATTCCAAAATTTTATGATGTTCATAAGGATATTAAGGCGAGAAAACATACACATTACTGGTTTAAAGGGGGGCGTGGTTCTACTAAATCTTCTTTTATTAGTCTTGAAATAGTTTTGAATGTAATGAGAGATAGTAAATGTAATGTAATATGTTTTCGTAAAATTGGAAAAGATATTGAAGAAAGCGTTTATAATCAAATATTGTGGGCAATTGATGTATTAGGTGTTCAAGATTATTTTAAAGCAACCAAATCACCTTATCGAATAGTTTATGAGCCAACGGGACAAATTATATCGTTCAGGGGACTTGATGATGCAAAAAAAACAAAATCTATAAAACTTCAAAAGGGATATTATAAAATATCTTGGTTTGAAGAACTTGACGAATTTTCAGGGATTGAAGAAGTCAGAAAGGCTGAACAATCTGTAATGCGTGGGGGAAACGGGTTTATAGCTTTTAAATCTTATAACCCGCCACAAAATATTAATAATTGGGTAAATAAAGAAGTTTTACACGAAAGAAAAGACCGTATAATTACGCATAATACTTATTTAGATGTTCCAAAAGACTGGTTAGGGGAGCAGTTTTTTATAGAAGCTGAATTTCTAAAACAATTTAATGAGTTGGCTTTTCGCCATGAGTATATGGGAGAAGTAACCGGAAACGGTGGTATAATTTTTCAAAACGTTAAAAATTTACAAATTACAGATGAAATGATAAGACAATTTGACCAGTTACGAGAGGGGATAGACTGGGGGTTTGCTGCAGACCCCTTTGCATGGAATAAAATGCACTATGATAAAACAAGAAGATGTTTATACATTTATGATGAAATTCACAAAACAGGACTTACAAATCCTCAAGCTATGGATTTAATAAAAACAAAAACTCAATGTAAAATTATTGCAGATAGTGCAGAACCAAAATCAATTGCGGAATTTCAGATAAATAATTTTAATATTGTAGGAGCTATTAAAGGTCCTGACAGTGTTCGTTATGGGATAAAATGGTTACAACAACTTGCATATATTTATATTGATAAAGAAAGATGCCCTCATACATTCGATGAATTTTCTTTGTATGAGTTGGAAAAAGATAAAAACGGGGATTTCAAAGATAAATATCCTGATAAAAATAATCACCATATTGATACAATACGTTACGCCCTTTCAGATGATATTGATAGAAACAATATTACGCCAATTAAAGGTTTACGTTTATAAGCCCGTTTTATAAGGTTTTATCATCATATTAAGGAGATTTTATAAATATGATGTATCAGATTGAGGCTGACAATAACGAAATAAATAAAACTAATGTAGCGGAGTGGTTAAGAATTTTTCAGACTTGTATTTTACCCGAAAGACAAAAACTAGGGGCATATTATATGGGTAAAAATAAGATTGAGAAACAAGGAGTTGTTCAAGGTCGCCCGAATTATTTAATTAATGTTAATATGGCTAAGTATATCACAGATGTTGCAACCGGTTATTTTATTGGCAAGCCTGCAATTTATGAAGCAGTAGGGGAGAGCACAAAATCAGCACTTGACAAGCTCATGGATATTAACAAAAATTGTCGTGGTGAAGAAATAGACTTTGAAGTTGCAAGTGATATGTCTATTTATGGTGTTGGTTATCAATTATTGATGGTAAAAGAAGGGCAAGACCCGATTGAGCAACGTATTGTATTTAAGCGTTTAAGCCCGTTATTTACTTTTTATGTTACTGATAACACTATTTTGCGTAATCCTTTATGTGCTATTTATTATTACACATATTTGGAAAACAAACAGACTAAAAATCGTGCGTATGTGTATGACAATGAAAATTTATATATCTTTGACGGCTTTGGATTAGCGTTAGAGTTATCAGAAGTAACTCCGCACAATATGGGACAAATTCCGCTATTGCAGACAATTAACAATGACAAAGCAATGGGGGATTACCTTTCTGTTGTTGATTTGTTGGATAGTTTAAGTTTAAGTTTATCAAATAATACAGACGACTTACAATCTATCGCAAATGCAATTCTTGCGGCAAGCGGTGGCACACTTAATAAGGAACAAATTCAATTAATTAACCAATATCGTACTGCTAATTTGCCGGTTGGTGCCGATATGAAATGGGTTGTTAAAGACCTTAATCCTGATGCAATTAAAGACCATGTTGACCGCCTTATGGATTTTATTTTTCAAATTTCGCTCGTACCCGACTTAACAGATGATGCCTTTGCGGGTAATCTTTCAGGTGTTGCGATGGAGTTCAAAATGTGGGGTATTGACCAGTTATGGACAGCAAAAGAACGAAAATATAAAACAACATTGTACAAACGTATTAAAATGCTTTTGCACCTTTTGCAATATCAGATTAAGAACGATTTTGAGTTTTCAAAAGATATTTCAATCACTTTTTACAAAAATTTACCGCAAAATATGCAGCAAGATTATGATATTGCACAAAATTTAGCCGGTATTATCTCGCTTAAAACTTTATTGAAAAATATTTCTATTGTCAAAGATGTTGACAAAGAGATTGAGCAAATCCACGAGGATGAACAACGAAAAGCGGACACATACGGCTTTAATAACCCGATTAACAATAAAGATGTAAATGACGATGGCAAAGATGAGTAAAAATTATTGGCAAGAGCGTAGCAGGCTTAATAAATTGCGTGTTTTACATCTTGGGGAGCGCTTTATTAATGAGCTTAAAAAGGTTTTAAAGGGTAATCTTGATGATATTGACAAAGAGATTAAGGCTTTTTATGACAAATACGGAGATAATCCCGCTGAAAAACTGTCTTATGAAGAATTTCAAAAGTATAAAGCAAATCTAATAAAAAAAGCTAAGAAATACCCGAAAGACAAGATTTTGCAAAAACAAGCAAAGCAAGACATACCGAAATACAAAATTGACCGCTTACGACAACTTGAAACAGAACTACAAATAAAGCTTGCCAGTGCCACTGCAACGCAAGAAACGGCAATTAAAAGCAATTTAGCAGAGGTTGCATTTATATCAAATAAAGCCACTGTTGAAATGTTTAAAGATGGCTTAGGGCTTAATCTCGGTGGAATTTCTGAACGCAAAATTAAACAAGTCATAATGACTGATTGGCTTGGTGGTAAAAATTGGAGTGAGCGAATTTGGGAAGATAGAGAAAAGCTTGGGCAAAATGTCAAAGAAATAATGAAAAAGGGAACTACTCAGGGTTATGGTTATCGCAAGATGGCAACTGAACTTAAAGGCAATATGTCGAGTAGTTTTAATAACGCTTTCAGGCTTATTAGAACAGAGGGGGCATTTATCCAGTCCGCAGCAACTCTTGAAAGCTACAAAGAGGCACAAGAGGAGCTTGAAGAAAAAATGCAGTACAAATATGACGCTTTTCTCGATGACAGAACTTCAAGTATCTGTAAAGAGCTTAATAATAAGACATTTTGGGTAGATGATGCGGTTGTTGGTGAGAATTTCCCTCCAATGCACCCAAATTGTCGTTCAACTACACAATTAATTATTCCTGATTAATGCCCGTTTTGTAGCCTGTCATACTCTATTTATGCGGTACTCACGCAGTTTAAACAGAGGAAATATAAGGAGAAAACAAAATGGCAGACGATGAAAAAACTTTTACGCAAGCTGATGTTGACAAGCTGATGGCAAATTTAAACGCAAAACATCAAGAGGACATGAATGCCCTTGCCGGCAAATTAAGGGCAGAGTTTAAAGACAAAGAGGCTAAGGCTAAGGCAGAGGCTGAAAAACTCGCTAAACAAGCTAATATGTCCGAACTTGAAAAAGCAAATGCCGAACTTGCTGACTGGAAAGCTAAGTATCAGGAAAAAGAGGACTTAATTAATCTTTCAACGCAAAAAGACGAAACACGTAAATTAATGAAAGAAATGGGAGTTGATGAGGGCTGTCTTGATTTTTGTTTTATCCCAAAAGATACAGATGGTACAAAAGCCCGGATAGAAGCGTTTAAAGAGTACACGGACGGAGTTAAAAAAGCCACGTTTGAAAACGGTATGCAGTCTAAAATTCCACAGTCACATACACAAAAAAAGAGTGATGATACCGCTTTAAGAAAGGCTTTCGGGCTATAATAGGAGATTTTAAAAATGACACAACAAATTGATTTAGTTACAAAAATGTTACCTCTAATCGACGAGGTCTATAAAAAAGAGGCAAAATCCGCAATTTTGGAAGCTCCGAGTGAATTGGTGCAAGAAACACAAGATGCGAATACTTTTAAAATTGCAAAACTTGCATTAATGGGATTAGGCGATTACTCCAAAACAACAGGATTTCCAGAAGGTGACATCTCGCTTACTTGGGAAACACACACTTTCGCTAATGATAGAGGCAGACGTTTCTCTGTCGATAGAATGGACAATATTGAAAGTTTTGGACTTGTTGCAGGGCGTATGGTTGGCGAATTTATCAGACAGTACGTAATCCCTGAAATTGATGCTTACCGCTTTGCAAAAATTGCATCAAAAGCAGGAAATATCGCAACTGCCGCAACTTTGACGGCTTCCACTGCAAAATCAGCACTTGATACCGCAATTACGGCTTTGCAAGAGAAAGAAGTCGACGATAATCGACAAATAATTTTTGCAACACCGACAGTTGCTCAATTATTGTCCGATAATATCACTAGAACTACATTAAACGGCGAAAATGCAATCAACAATGTGATTGAAAGTTATAACGGCATTCAGATTGTCAGAGTTCCGCAAACTCGTTTTTACACTCAAATCACATTGGCAGACGGTCAACCTTCTGATGGTGCAAATACTGCCGGTGGGTACTCCAAAACTGCAACAACTGGGGCAGACATCAACTTTATCGTTATGGATAAAGCCGCATCTGTCAACATCACAAAATCCGTTGTTGCGAAGTTGTTTACACCTGACGAAAACCAAAACAAAGATGCATGGCAATTCGATTATAGATTGTATCATGATAGTTTTGTTTTCGATAACAAAAAAGCAGGTATTTACTTGAACGCAAAAGCCGCAGGTTAAGGAGGTTAAATGTTGATTTATAAAGATGGGATAACTCGTCATATTCGTGGAAATGATTGGCAGCACTACAAAGAATTAGGCTTTGTAGAAGTCGAGGCAACGCTGAAGGCGCAAGACGACGAAGAACTTGAAACACAAGATGATGAAGTCGAGGCAACACCGAAAAACAAAAGGAACAAAAGGGGGAATTAATCCCCCTTTCCCTTAACAAATGGAGCAAAAAATGATTGGCAATTACGACAAAATAAAAGAATATGTGCTTTTGTTATCAGGACAAGAAGATAACCCAAAACTAGATTTTCAAATTAATATGATTATTGATGAATGTCTAGCATATTGCTATCGGAAAGATGTTCCCGAACAAATGGAAAGACCGTTAGCAGACGTTATAGTGAACGAATTAAACCGTAAAGGTATATTTACTATTGACGGGGATATTACAAGCTATAAAGAGGGTGATATGCAAGTATCCTTCGGCGGAATTTCGACAAATTCTACAGGTTTGAAATATAACGGCAAACTTGATCCGTTTAAGTTAATTATTGGAGTTGTCGATAATGTTTAGGAATGATATTTGCACAATTAAGCGGAGATTGAAGGCTGTAGTTGAAGGGGAAACGCTTTGGGGCGATTACAAGACGATTGCGGCGGATATTCCTTGTCATTTATCAGTCAAAGCAATAAGTGCTTTAAATCAGTCGCAAAGCACCGCTACTGTAATGTATGATTTTACTTTGTTTTATGACGCCTCACTTGGCATAGATTTACAACCGAATGATGTTGTGTTTGTTAAGACTTCGCAGGGGCAAGAGTACAAGCTCACTGCCGGAGAAAGTCACCAATATTATTTGACTACTCAAACGCATTGCGAAAAATTAACAGAGGTGTAATTATGTTTGACCAATATGCTGCAAAATTAAAGCAATATCAAGCCGATGTGCCAAAAGTGTTTAAAAAAGTTGCAAGAAAGACGGCTATAAAGGCAGAAAATACCGCAAAAGAGTTTACAGACAAAGAGGGGCTTGTTGATACGGGTGCATATAAAGGAGCTTGGGAAGCAAAATCGCAAGAGCTTGAAAAAGGCACATATGCGGTTTTTTTAAACAATAGTATGGATTATGCAAGTCACTTGGAATTCGGACATGCTTTGCGAAATGGTGGGCGTTGGAAAGGTCGATTTGTTGGTCGTAATACTCTTGATGAAGCTCACTTCTATGCGCTTGAACAACTAGACAAGGAGCTTGAAAAAGCAATTATTAGTTATCACAATTCTTTTTTAAATGAATAATGCCCGATTGGCTCACTGTCATACTGTGTTTATGGGTATTATTGTAGAACTAAAAAATGCGATAAGAAAATCTATTTATTCACTTGACAAAACAATGAACTTCAATTTTGAAAAAATCAAGCGAGTACAATATCCTTACGTTTTTTTCTATATTCGCAATTATAAAATTATTGAGCCGGCAGACCCGACACGTTGGGCACAAGTAACGGTTAATTGCGTGCTTGAATACTGCAAAGAGGCTGATTGCGATAATGCTGATTTATTGACTTATGAGGATATATTCCGCAAAGCTACAAAGAATTTTGAGTTTTTAGACACAAAACTATATGCACAAAATACTGAATTTAGTCTTGTCGATGGGGCTTTGCAAATGCTTTTTGACCTCACTTTTTACGTGAGAGAACAAGACGAAACAGAACTGATGCAAGAATTACAACTAACAATGAAATAAAGAGAGGACAGGGAAATGGTAGAAAAACAACCTAGTTTTTTAATTACTTTTAAGGAATTGGCGATAGCAGCTATTCAAAAACAAAAGTTAGGCAAAGTCGTAATGATTTTAAATGACAATACTACTTCTAATGATAGGATTTCTTATTTTACGCTTGGAGATGTCAAAAAAGCTGATTGGACAAGTGCAAACTATGATTTAATCACTTTGGCATTCTTGGGCAATCCAACAGAGGTAATCTGTATTAAATCAGAAGAAGATTTTGCAGAAATTCAAAAGAAATTGAACTATTATAGCGGTTATGTTCTTGTTTATCCGTCTGCAAAAGCGAGTGAACACACAATGATTAAAAACTACTTGCAAAAACAGAGAGAAAACAACAACTACTCTATTGCTATTCTTGGCAATCCTACTGCGCCGGATGTTCCATATATTGTTAATTTTGCGACTACAAATATTAAAGCAAACCTTAACGACGCTGATAAAACTTTCACTTATGGCGATTTTACAGCACGTGTTGCGGGGGCTTTTTCAGGACTTCCTGCAAGCCGTTCATTGACTTATTTCGAACTACCGGAAGTTTACGATTGCACTTTGTCTGAAACTCCTGATGCAGATGTTAAGGCAGGTAAATTGATTATTTTGCAACAAGACGGCTCATTTAAACTAGGTCGTGCGGTAAACTCTTTGACAACATTAACAGACGGCGTTACAGAGGCTTTCCAAAAAATCCGTATTGTCAACATTATGGATATGATTGCAAATGACATCATTACAACGTTCAGGACAACTTATGTCGGCAAGTACACAAACAACTACTCAAACAAATTGCGTTTTGTAGGTGCAATCAATGCTTATTTACACGATTTAGCAGTAAACGGATTACTTGAAATTGCAAATCAGAATGAAGTCCGTATATCTTACGAAAAGAACAAGGCTTATTTGGAAAAGAAAGGCAAAGACACAAGCAAGATGTCTTATCAAGACATTATTCAGGCAAATACAGGTTCAAATGTGTTCTTAGACGGTGTTTGCTCACCTACTGACACAATGGAAGATTTGGACTTGGGTATGTACTTATTTGAAACACTCGCAGAGGCTGCGTAATTAAAGAAAGGATAAGGTATTTAAGATATGACTGCACAGGCAAAAGACGTATTGACAGGAACTGACGTAACTGTATGGCTTGACGGTGAAGAAGTCGGTGTATGGGCATCGTTAGAGGCTAATGTAACAATGAATTACGATGATGTAAACATAGGTCAAGATGTTGATCGCAAATTCTTGAGTTTTCAAGGTGATGGCTCGTTGAATTATCAGGCTACAAACTCAATGACGGTTGAAATGTTCAACAAAATCAAAAACAATCCTGATGTTAGATTTACTATTGAGGGTGAATTAACAAGACGTTCAACAGGAGAAAAAGAGGCTTATTCAATCCCGGGAGTTACATTCGACAGTATTCCGCTTGCAACTTGGAGCAAAAACGAAATTGTATCAAAAGAAATGTCTTTTAGATTTCCACCATCTCAAATTGTTACTACATCAACTATTGACTAGGAGATATTATGAACTTAGATAAATTATTGAAAAAAATCGAATTAAACAAACAAACTGAAAACGAGGTTAAAACGTACCCGCTTACAATCGGCGATGAAACGTATGAAATTCGAACTTTGACACGTGCCTTGAAACGTGAATTTCTTTACGCAAACGGCGTCGATACAACAAAAATGACGATTGGGGACATTATCAAAAAATCAATCCCGTATATTTACAAGTCCATTGTGGGGATTAAAGACCTTGCAGAGCGTGCGAAGCAAGAGAAATTAATCGTCAAATACTACGATATTATCGAGTATCTTTTCGAGCCCGATGAGATTATGACCATTGTAGGCTTTATCTATGACATCAACGGCATAGGTGAAGACCAAATGGAGGCGGGCGTTGAAGAAATAAAAAAGCCATAGGAGAAGATATTAATCTCCTTCTATGCGCATATTATTTGCAAAAGGGCATAACTCCTGAACATATCTTAAACTTAACAATACATGAAAAAATGTTCTACTTAGCCTCAATGGCTTGGTGGAGCGAAAAACAACAGATTAAGGATTAAATGGCAACATATAAAGACATATTACTACTTGTAGATAAAGTATCACAGCCTTTGAAAAAAATACAAAAAAGTATGCAAGAGGCACAAAAGCCTATGTCTAAAATTCGAGAACGTATTCAAAAAGTAGGGAATAGTTTTAAAAATCTTGCTAATAAAGCAAAATTAGCAGGTAGTAGTATGCAAAAATGGGGTAACAAAATTACCGGTGTTGTGTCAAAGTTAGGGTTAAGCATAACTGGCTTTACTGGTGCAGTCGGGATGGCTTTTAATCGTGTTCAGGGGTGGTTTTCTCAAACCGCAGAATATGGTGACCGAATAGACAAAATGTCTCAAAAAATAGGAATGTCAGCAAAAAACTTTCAAGAATGGGATTTTATTATGTCTCAAAATGGTGGGCATGTTGAAAGTTTACAAATGGGATTTAAAACTCTTGCAAATCAACTTAATTCTGTTAAAAAGGGTTCAAAAGACAGTGTAAAAGCTTTTAAGGCTTTGGGAATTCGTATTACAGATAATAGAGGGCGTTTGCGTGACCAAAACGATGTTTTTAATGATGCAGTAAAAGCGTTGCAACGCATGCAAAATCCTACACAAAAAGCAATTTATGGAAATAAACTATTTGGGCGTAGTTTTATTGAAATGAAACCATTGTTAAATCAATCAGCAGAGGCTATTGAAAATTTACGTAAACAAGCACAAGATACAATTATTTCTCAAGAAGATATTGATAATGCTGTGAAATATACTGATACTATGGACAGATTTAATCGAATTTTTCAAGCTAAAATGGCACCGATTATTACAAGATTAATGCCAAAAGTTTTAGAAATTATGGATAAAATTCTCCAACGTTCCGATATTCTTGAAAAATTAATCGGTTGGATTGTTGTTTTGACCGATAAAATTGTGGCAATGGTTGATTGGTTTATGAACTTAAACAGCTTTCAAAAAAAATTAGTAATTGGCTTTGGTTTATTTTTAGCTGCTATTGGTCCAGTGATTAGTGGTTTAGGGTCAATTGTAATGATATTAGGTTCTTTTGGGGTGACTGCTACTGTTGCAGCTGAGGCAATTGGTGGCTTTGTTGCAGCAACTGCACCTTGGGGCGTTGCTATTGCGGGTATGATTGGCTTAGTATATTCACTCGTTAAAGCTATTCAAACTCTTGTCGGTTGGTTCCAACATCTTAAAAATATGAAAATTAGTAGTATCAATACTGGGTTTGATACAGAGCAATTAGACAAATTAAGTAAATTACAAGCAAGTATGGGAGATAAAGCTTTTACCGCTAAATATAGTAAAGATGTAAATAAAAAAGTTACAAATTATAGAAAAACACAAAATACAACCACAAATACTTACAATACTTTTAGCGGAAATATTACTTTATCAAGAGATAATCAATTAAACGGACTTTTACTTGGAGCTTTAAATACTGCTAATTAGTATTAGCAATATGTTCTTCTTTATATTCTAGTATTTTTCCCCATGCTCTATTCGGAGTAATTGGTGGCTCAAAATTTAACATTTTTATAAGATTGTTTGCATTAAACAAAAAGAGCTTTTTGTATTCCTCGAGTGATAAATCTTCTTTGAAAGCCCAACCATATATAGCAGGAGCAATAAAACCATGCGCCCATTCAGGGAATTCTTCTATTGTTTCTTTATCTAATTCTTCAGGGAAATCATATAAAGTACAATAATCTCCTATTAAATCTATATACAGTATAGTCATATAAGTGTTTGTTGCTTGGGTTGTATTACCACAAAACGCTTGTAATTCAGCTTCCATAAAACGGAAACGTCTTAACTCTTTAAAACCTTGTTTTGTGTATATACTTTTTTTGCCAAAATGTAAATCAATAATTGCTTGTTGAATTGCACTTTGTACAGTATATTGTTTTTCTTTATCTAATTTTATTTTTATTAATGTATTCGTTTCCTCCCATAGTTGTATGAATTTCACACGAGAATTATATTCTTTCCATAAATTATCTAATATATCACGTTCTTTTTCAGTAAATAATCCCTCTTGTGAAGTTAAAATTTCCCGTTTACGAAATACTTTATTTTTACAACTGGTACATTTAAATGTTTTACCTTTGCGAATTGGCAAAGTATTGCCACAATATGGACAAGTATTGTTTTTGTTTAGTTTTAAGTTTTTTAAAAATATATCTAAATTTAATTCATCCCAAAATAACGTTTTTGATATTGCAAGCTTTTTACGTTTTGTTTTTCTTCTATAATATTCTTCCTTTGTTATTGTGTTAGGAAAATTTAAACAACTCTTGGGCAAATTTTTCTTTTGCTTAAATGGCTTTAACCAACTAACAAATTTATAAAAAATTTTCAAACCCATTATTAAAAATCCATTCTTGCAATAATATGTTCTCTAAGCTTTTCAAATTCAGGTTGTTGAGCTTTTGTAAACATAACTGTATTTTCGTCTTTTGTCGCACTGAACAAACCGCCTTTGTCCTCTAAACTTCCCGGAAAGATAAATTGAATATACCCGTTTGTTACATTTCCTGCTTCTTTAAATTGTAATGCAGTTAATTGTCTTAAAAAGATTGTTTTTGTTCCATCAAACCCATGAAGTGCAAACCCCATTACTCCTTTTCGGGTAATATCTATTTTGCTATAAGACAATTCCACTTGCCCATTAACACCCTTAACTACTTGGCTAATTTGTTGTTCCATTCTTAACTCCTTTAATTAACTATTCCATACATGAATACACAAAACAAAACATTTTGTAACTACCCATGTGGCTAATTCTTCAAAAAACTTAATGCCCCTTTTAGTAATTTCTATAATTAAACTATGGGTAAACGATTAGAAATTCAGTTATATTGCTCGAAAACAGGCGAAAGCATTACATTGCCGCTTAATCCTGAAACAACAGATATTCCGAATGAAAAAGAAATTGAAACATTTGACATTTTAGGTTATGGAGAGGTGGCTGTAAAGGGCAAGAAGCGACTTAAACGCATCACCCTATCAAATATATTACCGTCTAATAATTCATGGCTTGCGTTGGCTGCATCACTTGTTAAAGGATTAAATTATAAACCGTATTCGTTACAAGAAACAATTGATATGATTAATCGGTGGGTAGACAATGACGAAATTATTCGTGTAATTATTTCAGAAAAACTTAATAAATTATTCAGGATTGAAAAACACGTTGAGGCAGTGCGAGAAAGTGTTGTAGACGTCGGTTACACTATTGACCTTGTAGAATATGTAGATCCAACAAACAAAAATACTGTTCTTAAAATGAATGTACCTGAAACAAGTGTTACGAAGTTAAAATCACGCCCAATAGAAAAATTTGTTCCTAACAAACAAGTTGCAAAACGGAATATGACTATTTATAAAATAGCTAAACTTACTTACGGCGGTCGTTCACAAGAATTGGCAAACCTTAACGCTATTTACAATCGTAATGCAGATATTGCAGGCAAAGTCGTGGAGATGTTGCCACTATGATTAAAATTAATGACCAAATTATAGAAGTTGTGCGTGATGGAGTTACTTGGCAAGGTGCAAAAGACACAGTGGCAAGAACTTTAAGTTTTTCTATCGTTTATCAACCACTTGATGAAAATTTCCCAAAATATAAAATCAAAATTGGAGATAAAGTCACATATATTGAGAACAACAAGACATATTTTTACGGATATATTGAAAGCATAAGCTATGCAACAGATAACGGCACACTCGAAATTAGTTGTTGTGATATTATGAAACGATTATTAAATTCAAAGTGCGTAGGGCGTTTCAGAGGTACTCTTAAACAACTTGCAGACAAAATATGCGGGCTTTTCTATCTCAAAAACGGAATTACAAGTAACAACACACATGTTCATAATATCGTTTCAACAGGAGATATGAGCTATTACGAAATCCTGAAAAATGCTTGCGATGTTATGTTTGAAAGATATACGCTATACCTAGATGGATTAACCCTTAAACTTGCAGAGCATAACTCTTTTGCAACATTCACAATCGGTCAGAACATTCGTTCTTCGTCTTTTTCGCAAGATATGTCAGAAGTCGTAAACAAAGTTTTAATAATTGATAGCAAGGGGAAATTGTTAAGCTCCGTTCAAGACAGTGCAAGCATTAATCAATTCGGCTTGTTTCAAACGGTTTATACGTATGATAAAGATAGTAAAAACAATCTTGTAGATGCAAAAAAAGAATTAAAAACTATCAAAAATGAGGGTTCAATCGTTGTAAATAACGATAATAACTGTATTAGCGGGCGGTTTATAAAAGTTTATGAGCCGATGAATAATTTCAACGGTTTATTTGAAATTGTATCGGATAGTCATACTATTGCAAATGATAGTGTTATGACACTGGGTATTGAACTTGTGGAGACGGCAAAATGAGCACAGCGGGGAAATTTTGGAAGGAAGTAGGTAAAAAAGCAAAGGCAACAAATCCCGATATGGTGGCATTGTGTCAGGTTTTATCCTTAGAGCCTTTTGCTTTTGAATACAGGGGCATAGATATAAGCATTCAAAACGGTGATAACATCTTTATTGACCCGCTTTTGTTACAAGCAAATATCGGGCTTGATGTCGGAAGCTTAGACAGTGCGCAAAATATCAATCCTGCTTTATGGAAAGCTAATAACACGCCTACCGGAACAGTTGAAATATCAGGAACTCAAAAGCAGTTCTTGACGGATTTTTATAACTTCTTTAAGGAATGGCAAAACACATATATTCTTGCCGTTGGGGATTATGTAACCGTTCAAAAACTTGGCAATAATACATATCTTGTAATAAGAAAGGTGGTAGAAATTGAGCAGTAATTATCCATTTATCCCGACTACATTAACCGATATTGAGGAAGTCAAAACAGATATTGAATTACCAGTTTTTAAAGAGCTTGCGTTTGATTTTCAAACAAATCAACTAAAAACGCAAGGCGGACAATATTATTATGTTGAGAAAAACGAGGCAATTAAGATATGGATTTACTTTGCTTTGCTCATTCCACGATTTACTTATGTTGCATATTCTACTGATTATGGACAAGAGATTTACACCCTCATTGGGCGTTATTTGTCAGGCGAACTCTTAAAATCTGAATTAAAACGTTTTATTGAAGAGGCTTTATTGTGTAATCCGTATATCACAAGTCTTTCAGACTTCGATATTACACGCACAGGCTCAAAAGTAATTTGCAACTTCTCTGTAAATACGGTTTATGGAAACGTTGCACAGGCTTACGAATACTTACAGACAATTTAAAAAAAGTTTGTCAAGTCCATGAAAACATGGATATGTTTTTGCCCGTTTCAACAGTTGACATAATCAAAGTATGGGAACACAGGAAGATATACAAGAACGGATAAATAACAGGCTTACAATGCCTGCAAACCTCTTAGAGGGTGGATTTTCACAACAGATAATCGGCTCAGTAGCTTATGAGCTTGCAAATATTCAAGACACCGAATTAAACAACATCGTAAACAGATGCTTTGTAAAAACTGCAACAGGTGATGATTTGGATAATGTCGGCAGTGATTATGGGTTGCCACGTAGGGAAGATGTCGCCGCAAGTGTTTATCTTGAAATTGAGGGCGTACAAGGAGCAGTAATTAACCAAAATGTCAAAGTTACCTATAATAACCTTGTTTACACTGTTCAAGAATACAAAATTATTAATTCATCAGGTGTTACAAGTGTTAAAGCAAAATGTGAAACACTCGGCACAATAGGCAACGTGCCTGAAAATACGATTACAGAATTTGTAACAGATTATGAGGGATTATCAACGGTAACAAACCCAGAACCCGCTTATGACGGATTTGACAGGGAAGATGATGAAACGTACAGACAAAGGATACTTGATTATTTGGCAGAAGATGCCACAAACGCAAACAAAGCACAATATGAAAAATGGGCAAGAGAAGTTGAGGGCGTACAAAAAGCCGTTATCGAAAGTGCAGAAGTAATGGGAGCGGGCAACGTTGGTGTTTATCTATCTGCAATAGGTGATGTTGATGTTTCAGAAGATTTAAAGAAAAAAGTACATGACCATATTGACGCAGTTCAACCGATTAATGCGACTGTAATTGTAAACTCTTTGACTTATGTCAAAATCAATGTTGTTGCAAATGTGGTATTGAAAAACGGTTACACTGAAATAGATGTAAAAGACGAGTTGACAAAGAAGCTTAAAGCATACTTGCCGACAGTTGACAACTCCGTTTCATACTTTAATATTAACAATTTGATATTTGACTGTGTCGGGGTTGAAGATGTCACAAGCTACACTTTAAACGGCGGAACAAATTCTATTACAATCACTGATACAGAATATCCGGTTACTGGTGAGGTAATTATCAATGAGTCTTAGCGATAACTTACCAAAAGAGATTACAAGCATTTTGGGGTTAAAAGATGTATTACTTGCTATTGACCCTGAAATCCAGCTTGTCAGAGATGATATTTCACAAATCATTAAAGAATTATACGTAAAAACTACGGAATATTTTATTGAACGTTGGGAAGCAGATTTTTCATTGTCTTATGACCCATCATTAACTTTACAACAGCGTAGACAAAGGATTTTGAACAAATTAGCAAGAAAAAAGACTTTAACGTGGCAAAATCTTGAATTGCTTATAAGAAACAATATCGACAATCCGCAATTTTATATTTCTAATCATTCATCAGAATACCATTTTACGATTATGGTACAAACAGAGAACTATAAAGAAATGCAAAAAGCCTTAGATATCGCAAAGCCTGCTTATTTAACGTTTGACATTGTAGTTACTGAATATTTTAAACGTTGCGGAACGTTTGCATGCGGTACAAATCCATTATAATGCCCGATTGAAAACTCTTTATGATGAAGATAACAAGGAGATTTTAATAAATGGCTTACGTTAAAAATACTTGGGTAGACCAAAAAGTACAAAGACCAAAAACTTATAATTTTACGACAAATGACGACGGTTCGACAACTTTAATTGATGCTTTTGGAGATGTTGAGGAATTAGGAACACCAGTTAATGCGGATAACATGAACCATATTGAAGATGGTTTAGCTAATGTTGGGATATGGACTTATTCTGCAACCGTAGAATATAACAAAGATGATGCGGTTATTAGAATTGTTAATGATGAGTTTGTTTTATACAAATCTAAACAAGACGAAAATAAAGGTAACGCTTTAACAAATACAGATTACTGGGAAGAAGTAAAGCTAGGTGGTTCAGGTCTTGAAGTTTGTGATATTGGTATGTCTTTGTTTGTTGATGAAACCAAAGGGTTAAGACGCAGACTTAACGGGCAGATTGTTGATATTAATACTAATACACAAGGCTTTTTGACTCGCTTAAAACAGATTACAACGCTTTATCCTAGCTTGTTGTGTACAGAAGAAGAGTGGCAAGCTATTAAGAGTGCTAGTAAATTAGGACAATGTGGTAAGTTTGTATTTAATTATAGCGGTGCTGAAATTGTTTCGGTGCGTATTCCATCTGTTGTTAACATCAATGGCTTAGCCGATATGGCAAATGCAGGCTTGATTAAAGATGAAAGTTTGCCGAATATTGTAGGAACTGTTGGAAATATTTCCTTTGTAAATAATGCAAGGAATTTTACAGGCTGTTTTTATCAAAACGCTTATTATGGATATACTGGAGCTGGTACTCAATATCAAGGGCAAACATCTGGTATTGTAGACGTTGGAATCAAAGCTTCCCTCTCATCTTCAACCTATCAAGACAATGCACATGTACAACAAGAAGCAATTCAATATCCATACTTTATCCAAATTGCGACGGGGCAGGAAACAGAAAACAATATTGTAAATGATATTGAGTTAAACAACCCTTACAGCTTATTTGACCACAAATATTCAGACCACGAGTTAAATAATTTATCTTGGTTAAAATCAGAAGCACAGTGGAATGCTAAAACGGTTTATACTGATGCTTACGACAAATTATTGAAGGTTTATAACGGTACTGAAATAGTTGAGGGATTGTCTGTTAAATTATCAACAGAAACATATACCGACTACGATTTTGTTTTGAATATATCTGATGAAACATTTAGGTTGCCGTTGAAAACTAAGCTTGCTAGTGGTAAGGCTATTGTTGGTAATGGTATGACATTGGGTTTAACAAATGGCACTGAGAACGGAGGCTTGGCTGGTTATTCTAATGGTAGTACTAATGCAAACATCGCTTACAAAGATACATACGGAGTAACAGTTGGAAATGCAATAACAGGAACAAATGTTACCGCTTCATTAGGCGTAACTACCGACCCGACAAAATCAGGTGTAGAACTATCCGACAGTGGATTATACCTGTACTTCTACGTAGGCGAAACAGTACAAAACGCTAACCTGATTGATGCCGGCAGAATTAATGAGCAACTATCAGGCTTGGTAGAAGTTGGTGGTAGTTTAGGCATGCCATCAAATAAATATGTAAACTTAACACTAGGTGCTAGTGGTGATAGTTATACTGCTCCAGCTAATGGATGGTTACATCTAAAAGTTCTGAAATCAGTTGCAGGTTATTCTGCTTTTTATAGCTCAAGTGGTCTTAGTGCTGAAAACAGAACTACGATAAACACTTCAAACTGTAGTGTATGTATACCTTGTAAAAAAGGCGATGTAGTTACTTGTTACTATGATGGCACAAACGTCGATATAGTATTCACTTTTATCTATGCTGTAGGAGATATATAACATGAGTAGATTAGCTTTTTATAAAAAAGATGGGAAATACTACGCTAAAAATACTCCTATTGTTAAATATTGGAAATATAACGACACCACATTTACACGCCCTAATCTTACCGCTAATGGTACAATCGGGGGTGATAGTTTTGCAGTTGCAAGGTCTATCGCAGGGTATAACTCTAATTATGAAATTTGGAAAGCCTTCGACGGCGATATAGAAGCAAAATACCAATCAGTTTCTAACACAAGTATAGCATGGATAACATTTTATAACCCAAAACCACTAAACGTTAAGAGTATAAGATATTATCAGGAATATGGTGAACGCTACTATTATATCAGAAATATGACTATACAAGGTTCTAATGACAATACAAATTGGACTGATATAGGTACATACACTGCTACTGCTTGGATTGATAACTTTACGGTAGATATGAGTGGTAATACAGGGTTTTATAAATATCACAGGTTATATATAACAAATAGGAGCTACTACAATAATCAAAATGCCTATGTTATTTGTCGTGAGATAACAATGGTGGCTACACAAAGGAATAGCATAGATGAAGTTACTGCTGATGATGACTATGATTATACTACTGTTGAAAACCACTATCAAATATTCAGAAAGGAGTAAAAATGTTTTATATAGAGCAAGATAACCAAATCAAATTATACAACATAGATAAACAAACTTTAGAAACAAATTTAAAATTTCAACCTCAATATCAAGGCTTGGAAATCAAAGAAGTACCAGAGGATTATACTATTGTTGATTTTAAACTCGTATCTTTACAAGAAGAACAAGAGATTGAACAACAGAAAGAAAGAGAACGTCTTGACATGCTTTTTATGACAGGTTCTGACGTAGAACGTGCGATATATAAGGTTAAAGGTATAGACTTTGACGACATCCTAACTATGGTAAAAAACAACCCAGCTATCGATGCAAAAGCTTTAAAAATTGAGTTTAAAGCAAACAACTTCTACAGAGGAAATCCGTATATTTCACAGGTTGGTACATTACTCGGCTTTACTTCTGAACAAATGGATAGGTTCTTTGATACAAAGGATTGGCACTATTTGACGAACTGTAATATCAAAGTAACTTTACGAGCTGATGAAAAGCCTGAAACAGAGCCAATAGTTACAATCAACGGAATAGAAACAAAAGAAACAACATTGTCTTATGGCTCAACTTGCACAATAAAGGTTGAATGTGATGGATATAAAACATTACAACCAGAAGATTTCACTGTTACAGAAGATATGCACATTGAACTTCAACTAATAAAAGAAGAACAAGCAACCGATGTTTCAAATGAAGTGGAAACAAAGGCAACTGACGAACCTAACGCTAACTAACATTACTCTTGACAACGGTAACAGGCTCGTAACAAGACAAACAGACGCTTACAAGCTGCAAAGCCTTTATAACAAACTCGGGCAATGGGTAAAATCAAAACTTAGGTACTATAAAGATAAACAAGTAATTAAAGAAATGAGAAGTAATAATATAAAATGAAAGGGTAAAAGATGAAAAAATTAGCAATTCTATTAGGTTTATTATTGGTCAGTAGTTCAGCTGTGTTTGCGGATGAAGTTATGCCTGCACAATCTGCAAAAAATAATCAAGCATATTTTACAGCCAATATTCAAAAACAACCACAAAATAGCAAACAAAAACAAGATATAAACAATCATTTTACCTTTTTTACAATCAACGTACAAGTTAACGGAAAGATTGATAATTTTACCAATACTGACAAAGAGTAAAATAGGGGTAAAAGTGATTTGGAGGTTTTAAAGATGACACAAATTCTTTTTAATACGGAATTTAAAGACATGAAAGGTTACAATTTAAACTATTGGCTTAAATTTAACCATAAAAGACTTATTGGGAGTGCCATTTTTACAAAAAATAAGTCTGCAACATCAAAAGTAGTTCGTTGGGCAGAAGAAAAAAAATGCCCTGATAAAGGTTTTATCCCTTCTCACACCGGCTCAATCATTGAATATAACGATAGATTATATCTATTCGATATGAAACCTATGAGAGCAAAAATTCAGCCGTTACTAACTTATTTACTGACTACAGATGATGAGTTTGCACTTGTTATAAGAGATTTTGACCTTGATACAAAAATGTTTTCAATAAATGTTGCAGAACATATCGGTGAATTTTATCCGTTTATGTCTGCTATTAGAAGTGTTTTTACAAAAAGACAATCAAAATGGACAAGACACTGTTCAGAATTGCATTTAAGAGAGTTACAAAAACAAGGGATATTAACAGAATTAAATCCTGAAATTACACCGGATGAGTTATTTCATAGTTTAACTCAAAAAAAATAATTGGAATTAAAGAATAGCTGCGCTTTTCAAAAGGAAGGAGCAGTAATGCAAGAAATAAAAAGAATACTAAAAATGATGAATAGTGAAATTTTTTATAAAATTATAAAGATTTCGGGATTAGATGATCGGGAAAAAACGTTATTAACGGAATTTATTTTAAGAGAACAAAAACGGGATTATGTTTGTGAATTACTTCATGTTTCACGCTCAACATTCAGAGAAATAAAAAATCAAGCAATGCTGAAAGTCAAAATTGCATTAACTAACCTTTTAAATGAAAAAATTAATCATCTCTCATAATAAGTGAACCTTCTTATTAGTACAATCCTTTATACTTAACGGTATGGAGGATTTTTTTTTATTGGTCGGAGAAATGGAGACAAAATGCAAATAAAAACAGAAGACGGAACAAGAAACGTTTCATCTGCCGGTGTTGGTGGCGCAGGTTTAGGTTTAGGCATTGCAGGAACAGCATTAGGTTTACTTAATGGAGGTTTGGGAGTATTGGGGAACTGTCGACAAATAAATGGTTCAAGTGAATGTCAAGACACAAGACAGATTTCAGCACTACAAGCTGAACTAGGGAAAGAAAAGGCTGAAAGATATGCCGATAATATAGGAATTGAAACCTATAAAGCAAGTGTTGACCGAGCAAAAGAAATTACATCAGAAGTTAATAACAATTACAAAATTTTTGCAAGTCAAATTTCTGACTTAGAAAAAAAGGTAGCAGTTGGTGAACAAAGAACTAGCGATAATTTCAACTTTATGAATTATAAAGTTGACACAGTTAAAAAAGAACTTGAACAAGATATTAATTGCAAAACTAATAACTTGCGTGCTTATGTAGATGCAACATTTGTTCCGGGTAAATTGGTTATGCCATTGGATAACATCTGTCCAGAAGCTATGCAACGTTATAATTCTTGGACTGCTCCAACAAATACAACAACAGGGGGTTAATTAAATGTTTAAAAGTGATGATAGGGTCGGAAATATCGAACTTTTAGAACAAAAATTAAAACATTATGAGGAGCAATCCTCAATAAATGAAACAGGTTATTGGCAGAAATTATCTGAAATGTGTTCTAAATTAAGTTCCGACCAGCTTAATTATATTAATAACAACGAAAACGTTATTGATAAGAAAAATAAGATGATGGAAGCCTTTAATCTGTTTTTGTTTGAAAATTTCAAAAAAGATTTTGCGGAAATTCCAAATTGTCAAAAACTTTGTGATGATTATATCGATACAATTCAAGATACTATCGCTAATTATAACAAACAGATCGCAAATACAATCGAAGAAAATAAAGAACTTAAAACCAAAATTGCTGAATTGGAAAGGAAAATAAAAAATAATGAGAAATCTAATACAAAGAGAACTTGATAAAGCCGAAGAATACTTGTTAAAAACTCTTTTTAATGATATTCAAAATCCACAAATAAGCAATAAAATTAAGTTTTTTATGATATCTAAAAATATTGATTTTGACACCTTTATAAATCATAAAATAATGATTTTTGAGGAATTTTCACAAGATTTTATGAAAGATAACGGTTATTATGATGGTGAAAAATTAACAAAAGTTTTGTTATTAAAATTTCCTATATTAGAGGGTTTAGAACTCCCCGATATTAAACCAATAGATTTACTTAAAATATTAGATAATTTTATAAATTTAAAACAAATAGGAAATTTTATTCAAAATTTTTAGAGGTGAACATGAAAGAAAAAGCTTTAAATAAATACAAAGAACTGAAAAAAGATAATCCGAATATTGACAATGAACTTATAATGACAATTATTGAGCAAATGCCACAAGAAGCTATTTGTGTGTTTGACTATATGCTTTATGGTTATCATATTGTTTCAAAAGAAATGTATGAAAAAGCAGTTGAGTGTCTTGTAAATCAGGACGACTCAAAAGGCCCAAAATGGAGCTTAACAGAAATCAAAAACAAGGTAAACATTGATTTTGATAACAAGGATTATACTTTGATGGATTATGCCTATACTCTGAATATGAAATATAGCGATATTGGCGATTTGATTAGCACAGATATGCTTATGAAGATTGCAAAACGTTATCTTGAAGATAAAGACTATTATGGAGACCCGTCAGAACGTGCATATTTTGATGCAAAAGAGCGAATAAAATATTTTGAAGAAAAAGACTAACTCCTACCGCCGCCAATAAAAACGGCGGTTTTTATTATTGGTAACATAAAAGAGGTAATAAGGAAATGAAATTTATGAGCTTAACGCCCGAAGAAGAACGAGAAATGTATGCAGACATTAAAGTAATAAAAAGTAATTGTGCAAGATGTCTTGAATGCCAAAAAGAACACGGCGAAAGGTTAACACAATTAGAACAAGATGTTACTATTTTGAAAGAGGATAAAAAAATAACAAGTCTTGTTTGTTCAGGTATTGGCGCACTTATTATGTGGTTGTTGAGCAATTTATTTAGTTTTTTTAAAGGTTAGATTTTATGAAACGTATAATCATTCACTGGACTGCCGGAACAAACAAACCTTGCGCTACTGATTTGGAACATTATCATTATTTAGTTACAGGTGCCGGAGAAGTTAAAAACGGCAAATACAAGCCGGAAGATAACGAGAATTGCAATGACGGTAAATATGCACCACACACAGGCGGCGGTAATACCGGTTCAATTGGTGTAGCTATGTGCGGCATGTATGTGCCTTCAAAGGTAGACATTACACGCACTGAATACCCGTTGACAAAAGTTCAGTGTGAAAGAACATTTAAACTTTGCGCAGATTTGTGCAAGAAGTATAATATACCTATCACGCCTGATTACGTTATGACACATTATGAATTCGGAAAGAAACACCCGAAAACATCTAGCGCAGGCAAAATTGATATCATTTATCTTCCACCGTGGCAAGAAGTAGCACCCGCTAAGATAGGTGATTTTATACGAAATAAAATCAAATGGTATTATAAAAATTCATAATCATTAACTTTTTAAACTTAACTTACAAGCCCTATTTATAGACCGTAGGGCTTTTTATTTGCTAAGTTTTCTCAACACCTCCTGCAACATTGCACACTCTTTAGGCGGTTCAGCAACCCAAATTCTATTCTGTGCATTTCTTGCCTCTGTTTCTTTAATTTGTTGCGCATAATACCTATTAACTGCCTCTTTTGCTTTAAAGTCCTTGATAATCTTTTCTGCAAAGCCATTGCGTTTTAAAGCTGCAATGTATGAAGTTACATTCTTAGCTCTCTTACTTTCTGCATATTCTTTTAGAATTTTAAAATCCTCAACTCTTTCAGGTTGATTAATTTGTTCCTTTATAGGTTCATGTTCATGATGTGACAAATTGTCACGGTTTGAATTGTCATTTTGTCCTAAATCTTCTGACATATTTTCAGGTGTAAAAATTTTTTCATTTTGAGGCCACTCTCCGCCAATTCTTGACGTGAAAACATAGTGATTGGTATATTTGCTCTCAATTAAAATTAACCCCTCTTTAACAAGCTCCTGAATACCTCTAACAACAGAACGCTCTGAAACTCCTATTTTTTTGGCAAGAGTTTTTTGTTTTGGGAACATATCAGGTTTATTTGGGTTATAACAAGCAGATAATTCCAACAAAACAAGTTTTGCTATTGGGGTAATATCAAATTGTGACAAATTATTAAGTAAATAGTTTGTCAGTTTAAATTGTGAAAAGCCATGTCCAGCATGCCTTTTAACTGTGTTTTCTCTCATTTCCACATCTCCCTTTTTAAAATTTTGCACATCAACTATTGCCTTCAAAGGGAAACCGTGATATCATTTTGTTGTGAATTAGAATTTTTCTTTTGGGCTTTCCTTTGGAAGGTCTTTTTTATTATTTAGTTTTTTGTTAACAGCATGTAAAGATTAGCATGCCATTACTTTCTTCATGATATAGCTTGTGATAATGTTGTGTCAAGCGGTTATTAACCGTTGAAAATATTGTGAGTTACTGATAATAACCGGTTATGAAGGAGTAATTTATTATGGATAGAAAGTTAAAAGTTGCAGAGTTTGCAGCACTTTTAGGAATTGTGCCTAAGACAGTTTATAAAATGATTGAGCGTAACGAGATAATTACCGTAACTGAAAAGGTGAATAACCGTCAAACAACGCTTGTGATAACGAATGATGAACAGATTGAGGAATTTAGAAAAAGTTACAGTAAAAATCAGGTTAATAACGGTAATTATTACGAGAATGTTACAGAAAATGAATGTTCAGAGAGTTACACTGAGCGAAATGAACAGGTAAAAAATAATTACGGTACTGAATTTGCCAATGAAGTAATTGATAAGATAATAACCCTAAATAACGGATACAATGAACAGATAAACGAATACAATAACCGCTTAGAGAAAGTTAATGAGCAGTTAATCACTGCTAAGAGTAAATTATTATTACTTGAAGATAAAGCAGGACGTGAAGGCGTATATATCAATGAAATTAACGAGTTAAGAACAGATAATAACAAGTTAAAAAAAGTTATTTACGGTTTATTTACTGTAATAGCACTTTTATTATTAATATTTACTTGTTATTTAACTTACAATATTGTAATCTCAAGCTCAATACAATCAATTCCCGAGAAAAACTCGGCAGTTCAACAGGTTAGTCAACCGGTTAAAGAAAGTAATAAACCGGTAGTAAAAAATCCTAAATAAACAAAATAATCTATACGTTTGTTCTGATAAGGCTTACAACTCGCCCAATGATTTTAAATGTATCGTTAGGGGTAATTACTCTATTTTGATATTCTTTGTTTTCTGATTTAATAATAATCTGATCTATATTTTTGACAAGCTTTTTAATGAATAATTCATTGTTGTATGAAAATAAATAAACTTTGTCATCTATTATTTGTTCACCTTGCCAATGTTTTAAAATAACTTTATCACCATCAAATATAAGAGGATACATGGATGAACCTTCGGCAGTAATGACAGAATATGTCGCATTTGATGAATAATCTGTAATACTGTCTTTGCTTATTGATATTTTCTCGGGGCTTTCTTGAAAAACTGTACAACCAGTTCCGCAAGAGGCAAAAACATCAGGATAATAATTGAGTTCAACAGAATTATTATCACCGCCACGTAAACTTATGCCATAATGTTCTTCGATTTTTTCTATTTCTTCGTCTGAAAAATCGGCATTACGAGCAACTCTATTGCCAATAGCAGAAGCACCAATACTTAAAACTTTACCAATTTCAGCATATGACGGCTTATAATTTATTAAGTTTTGTAAATCTGAAAAAAGCGTTAAACTACGCATTTATAAACCTCGTACATTAAAAGTGTAATAAAAAGCGTCGATATACACAAAAAGTGTTGACATTTTACATGTTCTGTGTTACCATGTGTCCATAAGGAAATCGGACAATGAAAACAGAACACATTACAATCCGCTTATCACGTGAATTGAAAGAACAAGTCGAAGAATATGCAAGTAAGCATAAATGGACAAGAAACTTTGCAATTTGCGAGATAATTGCGAACCACTTTAATAACTATGAACTATCTGGAGATTTAAGATAGTTATTTAAAAGAAGACAAAAGGGAACTTCAATAGCTCCCCCAAATCTCCTGAATAATATTAACTCAAACAAACCCCAAAGACAATCTTTTCATGGGTTTAGTTGTAATACAAATTTACAATAGAACATTGACAATTAAATACCATAAGACGCTAAAGATGATATATCGGCGCAGAAAAACAAGTTTTTAATCAGCTGTCAAGTAATCCTTGACAGTTGCCATAAGAACTTTAAAGAAATCTTTTCACCTTGCCCTGTGCAACCGTTTACACAAAAACCTCATATAAGTCTACCTGCGCAGGGCAACCTAAAGAGATTTACTGGGGAAACACTCCTTTGTGGCTAATTAACTATACGATGTAGACCAACAATTCCATTCCGTTTCCCCTTTTTCTAAAACTTTACTATCCTTTTGGGGCTACCGTAAAACTCACTGAACTTAAAAATATCACAAGCCCCTTTTTTTTAGATTTTTACGACATAGGAGATAATAAAAATGAACTTATCATTACCACTTGTCATTCAAGGAATGGCAGTTTTTGCAACGTTTTATTTTATGTTTACAAGCTTTGTAATTTTGATTGGAGGCTAAAAAATGTTAGAAAATTATTGTTATCCAACAATGGATAAAGACTTATTACTCCACAAAATAAACAAAATATCAGCTAAGCTTGATGCTTATTATCAAACAATTGAACGAAACAATGTTGACATTCCCGACTTTATGAAATCAGCAGAACATCAAAGGAAAAACCTTATTAAAGCAGACATTAATAGACTGCTTAGAGAAGGAACTCTTGATTATTACTATTTCGAATTGTTAGAGGAAGAAGATGGCATTAGAAGATAATTTTCTGAATAAAGATCCCCAAAATTATCAAACAGAGCTTGAATTTTTATTAAATTCAGGTTCACTTTCTTTTGATGATTGCGAGGCATTATTTGGAAGTAAAAAGATTACAAAAGAAGATTTTGAGTATTGCAAAGAATACTTTGAAGAAGTTTAGAAAGGATTGATTATGACAAAAGAATTGAACGGCATTGTTGATGAAATGCTGGAAAACAAAGACTTGCAGGCTCAACACAAATTTGAGCTTAAACGTCTTGAGCAACAGGAAGAACTTTTGAACGTGAAACTTATCGGAGTTCTCAAAAAAATGAAAGTTAATGAAATGATTTTACCTAACTGCAAATTCGGAATAACAACCAAAACAAGAACGGTATTTGACCAAAAACTATTCAGTCAAGAAAACCCTAAATTATTTGAAAAATATAAACTTACAAAAGAACAAGAAAAGTTTGAGTTCAAAATAGGTAATTTTGGCTAGGAGGTAATATGAATAAATGGGAAATTTATACAGATCAAGACCTCGACAAATTGCTTAGAGATGCAATTGAAATGCGTGATAAACGCTGGCTAAGAGCTATTAAAGCTGAAATAACTAGGAGAAATTGAGATGAATAGATTGATTAATATACAAAGCAAATTAAAAGCTCCTAAAAATCAAAAGAATACATTCGGTAATTATTATTACCGGAGTTGTGAAGATATTTTAGAGGCGGTCAAGCCACTTTTGCAAGAAGAAAAGCTTAGTTTGGTAATATCTGATGAGATTATTAATGTCGGGACACGCTTTTATGTTAAAGCTACGGCAAAACTTTTTGATGATGCAGGGAAAGAACTTGTTAGTACATCGGCTATCGCTAGGGAAGAAGAAAGCAAAAAAGGCATGGAGGCAAGCCAAATTACAGGTAGCACATCATCATACGCTCGTAAGTATGCCCTAAATGGTTTATTTGCAATTGATGATAATAAAGATGCAGATAATACCAATACACACGATAAAAAACCTTCAAAAACAAATCCCGATTTAGACCTTTTGCAAGGGTTACAAGCAACAGTATCAACAAATGAGGCACACAGGTATTATCAACAAAACCTAGCAAGTGCAAAGGATAATGAGGATTTTAAACAAGCTTATATGAAACATTACAGTGTTTTAAAACGAAAGGAAGAAAAATGTCAGAAAAACAATTCGTTAAAGGATTAAATATAAAGACAAAAACAACACAATATGGCGATATTATCAAAGTAGGAATAAATGTTAGTGATTTTTGTGATAAAAATCCAATGAATGAACGAGGATATATTAACTTTGATATCAAAAAAGGAAAGTCAGAAAAATGGTATGCAGAACTTAATACATACGGACAAAAGACAGAAGAAGATCCAATCAATGAGGATGAAATACCGTTTTAAGGAGAGTAAATGAGTAAAAGATTTGTAGATACTGAACTTTGGCAAAAAGAATGGTTTCAGGATTTAAGTTTAAAACACAAGATTTTACTTAAATATCTATTTGAAAATTGCGATTGTGCAGGTATTTGGAATATTAATTTTCGCTTAGCATCTTTCATAATCGGAGAAAAAGTTTCTCTCGATGATATTAAGCATATTAATTCTGTAAAACAACAATTCGAAATATTAGATAATAAAAATATTTTTGTTCTTGATTTTATCAAATTTCAATATGGAACTCTTTCAGAAAATTGTAAACCTCATAAAAATGTTATAGAAAAATTAAAAAAATACAATTTATTTGAAAGGGTATGTAAAGGGTATCCAAAGGGTATAGAAACCCTTGAAGAAAAAGAACAATACACAGAAAAAGAAAAGGATAAAGATATTTCTTCTTTGGTACTTTCTTCTTTAAACGAAAATCAAAAAATCTATGGCGAATACAACAATGTTTGCTTAACCGCTGAACAATATAACCGGTTATTAGCAAAATGTGCAAGTCAGAAATTGCTAGATGAGCTTATCGATAGTCTTTCGGCTAACATTGAAACAGGGAAGGAACAGCCCTTTCGAGCTGACTTCCCCAACGCTCATAGCATAAGACTTGAGAAGTATTTTGAATTTCGTAAAAAACATCCTGAACGCTTTAACTCAAAGCTTAAATCAGGCAATCAATTTCAAACAGATGAACAGGAAGAAATCAGAAAAATAGCTGCAGAATGGGCGAAACGAGGTGACAATGAACGTACGTGAGTTTTTAAATGAAATGCTTTTTTACTTCCCTCTAAAACGGAATAAAGAAGATCTTGAAAAGCTTTTTGAAATCTATGTTAATGATATCCTCTTTTCAATCGCACAATACAAAGACTATGAATGTGATTATAAGACTTTGTTACAACTAATTCGTTGTAACAGAACTTATACAAACTTCCCCCCTGTTGCGGAAATTATAAAAGATATTCCAAAAGCATTAAAGTTAAAACCTATAACACCTGAATATTCAGGACATGAAGGAGAAGTTGTTAAACGGATTTTAAACGGGGTTGAATACGAGTTTACAGTAGTTCCCAATCATTGGAATAAGGTCAAAACCGTTTCAGAAATAGACAAAGAGATATCACAACGACAAAAAACAGTATAGCTTTGAACAATAACAAAAATAATTCATACACATTTTAAGTGAGTATTTATAAGGAGAAATTATGATAGAAGAATTAAAAGAGATATTTGAACTTGCCACATCTCTAACAACATTGGCAAAAGAGATTTTAAAGTTAAAACCAAATAATAAAAATGCAAATGAAAATGATATAATTATTGCAAATAAGAACAACTACGCACAAATCGGAAGTTCTGGCAACTACGCACAAATCGGAAGTTCTGGCAACTCCGCACTAATCGGAAGTTCTGGCTACTCCGCACAAATCGGAAGTTCTGGCAACTACGCACAAATCGGAAGTTCTGGCGACTACGCACAAATCGGAAGTTCTGGCTACTCCGCACAAATCGGAAGTTCTGGCGACTACGCACAAATCGGAAGTTCTGGCTACTACGCACAAATCGGAAGTTCTGGCTACTCCGCACAAATCGGAAGTTCTGGCGACTACGCACAAATCGGAAGTTCTGGCTACTACGCACAAATCGGAAGTTCTGGCTACTCCGCACAAATCGGAAGTTCTGGCAACTCCGCAAAAATCGGAAGTTCTGGCTACTACGCACAAATCGGAAGTTCTGGCGACTACGCACAAATCGGAAGTTCTGGCGACTACGCACAAATCGGAAGTTCTGGCGACTACGCACAAATCGGAAGTTCTGGCGACTACGCAAAAATCGGAAGTTCTGGCAACTCCGCAAAAATCGGAAGTTCTGGCTACTACGCACAAATCGGAAGTTCTGGCAACTCCGCAAAAATCGGAAGTTCTGGCTACTAC